GACCTTCCAAAAAGCCTAAATCGTCCCACTTTTTGATGGTATCTTCTTTGATAACACGCAAATGTTTTAAGCCGATGTTACCAACCATACCTGAATCTAATAATGCTCCCATTTTAAATTGTTTTATTTTTATTGTTTATTTTATTATCCCTTATAATTCATCAAATCTTTTATTCTTTTGAACTCTGGATTTTCGTAAGCTTTTGCTTCGGACAACATTTCTGTTGATGATGAAGTTTTAGGGGCTGAAGTGATTTTTTCAGCGACGGTTTCCGTTATCGGTTTTCTCCCGTCTAATTCTGTTTTTATTGTACCATACAGAGCTTTTGATTCTGTGATGGTGGAAATTGAATCAAATCTCTTCAAAATATCCATTTTCTCTTGTTTAGTAGTTGTGTGTTCTGTGAACAATCTTGTAGCATACGCTAGGTTTGCATTAAACACAGCAACTTCGTTAAGTTTTTCTTTGAATAGAATCAACGCTTTTTTGTATTCAGCATTTTGTTTCTTTAAAACCTCAACTTCTTCGTTTAAAGAACTTGACCCAGCTTTGTAAACTTTTTTACCTTTAATACCAAGTCTGTCTTGAGCTTCGTTTTTGTCACCGTGAGGATTTAGCTTTGTTCTTGCGGCTTCGGTTTGCTCGCCTTTAGCAACGGTTTTTCTAATTGAATTACCACTTGTGACTGGTTCACCTTTACCTTTATCGAATGGATCCCCTTCAGCAGTTGCAGGTTTTCCGCTCTTTCCAGCAGGATTACTATTGCTTAAGCCTTTTTCTGTTCTGTTTTTGGTTAAATTCTCACCTTCTTTTTTATCGAAAGGATTACCATCGCCAGATGCAGGTTTTCCGCTCTTTCCAGCAGGATTACTATTGCTTAAACCTTTTTCTGTTCTACCTTTGGTTAAAGGGCTACCTACGCCTTTTGAATAAGGATCGTCTTTGCCTTCATCAAATTCGGCTGGATTTGATTCTTCTTCTGTTACTTCTTCATCATCCAATGTAATTTCATAGATGTCTGAATCGGTAACTTCACCTTCCATTTGTTCTTCCAATTCGCCTAATTTAATGATGTATTCTCCCGGTTCCTCAACATTTAATGAAATGTTTTCACCTTCTTTCTTGACAACAATACCATCTTCTGGCTTCATTGCTTTAAAAACTTTTGCAACCTCTTCAGGTGATGCTCCAGTCATATCAAGCACTTCATCGTCATCCTCACCGCCTTCCAAATCTTCAGAATCATCGGTGTCATCGATACCATCAAGTGATGGTTCTTCATCAGAATCTTCAGTTGATGTTTCGTCATCAGTTGGGTATTCATCGTCAGGATTTATCGAAGTTTCATCATCACCAGTTTCTGCTGGCACATCTTCTGCTTCTTTTTCAGGATTAAATTCATCCTCGTCTTCTTGTTCTTTAAGCAATGAGTTAAGTTCTTCCTTCATGGTTGAAGCAAGAATACCTTTTGCATTTTGCTTAACTGCCTCTTCAAGTGTTTGTACTTGAAGTAACGCTTGTTCTACTATTGATTTCTGTTTTGTCATTTGTTTATTGTTTTAGATATAAATATTATGTTATTATAAAAAGTTTGCATTTCGGTATAAATACTCAAATAAAATTTATTATTTACCCAAAAATGTGTTTAAATTATTCATTAAAGATTTCATTTTATCCATTCCTGGATCATATATTGTTTTTTCTTCTTCTTCCTGATATTGATCACGGTCTTCAGGATTAGCAAAAATATACGCGCCAGGTGTAGATGGCGAAGAAACAAGGTCAAAACATACAATTTCAAAATCGTCTTGTACAATATTTTGACCTTTGACATTTTTTAATGAACCAACACCGCGAGAAGATATTCCTAATGTTGCGCCATTCATTAGCAACATTGCAGCTTGGTCTCCCTTACAACTAATAATACCCATCTTTTTCCAGCCAGGTGATGTAAATAATTTAATTTTACCCATTAAAATATTTCCATCCCACCAAGTTTCAAGAATTGAATGGGACACTCTATCTAAATCTATAAGGGAAGATGAAGGATGATTAAGTTCGTTCAGCGCACCACCTTTTTTAATGATGGCTTGATATTTTTCGTTTTCGCGTCTTAATATGAGCTCGGGGTATATTCTACCATTTTTGTTCGGAACACCATATTTTTGTAAAACAGCATAAAGAATAAGGTCTTCAGAGAAGTCCATATTCTTTAATGCTTCAGAAATTATACGCTTATTATTTGTATCGTCAGGTGAAATATACCCATCGTGTTCGATGAGTATTCCTTTACCGACATCTTTAGGGCCGAGAACTTTTAAATACTGCCCGTTATATAATTCCGTCATTTATAGTTTTTACTATAAATACACGGATATTGGTAATTATTTTTTGTTTTTGTGAAAATTAAACAAGTTTTTATCGGCAAGATGGTTATCTATAATATTTTCCGATAATGTTTTAATAAAGGATTTTATGTGTTTTTCCTTTATATCAAATTGTTTTAACACGAATAATGTAATTTCAAGATTCATAAAGGATTTTTTTTCTAATTTAATCCCTTTAGTTCGAATGTCTAAATCTACAATACTTTCTTTTTTAAAAAATTCGCTATCTATATTAAAAATATGGTTTTTTATTTCTAGCCTAGTTTTAGATATTATCCGATCATAATCATCAACTAGCTTGGGTAATACCCACGAATTTAATGTTATGTAAACAGTTTTTAGATTTTTAAAATCTATTGTCCCATATCCAATTTTTATGTTCTGATGGTATCCCATCGGTATGAATTTCCCTGTTTTCATTTAAATTTCTCATATTAACTCATGTTTATTGGTTATATGAGAAATATAAAACAAAAATCTGGTTATTCCAAAAAAATTGCTGGTAAAAATAATCTTAAATAAGACCAGTTTTTAATTGTTGTAATTTGTAAAGATTATACTTGGTAGGTTTCATTCGATTAACCTCATTTTTAACATCTTCCAATTTTTGCACAAGTGTTGGGTCAGCATCTTCAACCAATAAAGTTGATACCTTACCTAATATTTCTTCTTTAAGTTCTTCGGTTTTGGTTTTAACCTCCTGATCCGAAATCGATATGAACTCTTTTAACTCATTTCTTTCGTCATCAGTTAATTCGTTTTCATATAATACATTATAATTGTTTGCTAAAACCGCATAAAATAAACTCTCATTCATAACCAACGGAATTTCATTTTTTTCTGGCTCCTCTTTTTTAGTGGTTAAATGTTTTATCAAATTTTGCTTCGCTAATAATTGTGAATCGACATTGTGAATAGTTCTTCTGGATAACAAAATATCCAAATTTTCATATAATTTATTCTTTTCGTATTCCCCGTCCCCAATTTTTTCATTTAATTCATTTATAAAAGGAATTGTCTTAATAAACTGTTCTTTTAATATCGGAACAATTTCTTCAACATACAATTTTGCAATATTTTCATCATCGAAATATTTGTTTTCGATTTCTTCATAGATTAAATAAAGCTCACGAAAATCTTTATTTTTCTTCAATAGAGAAATGATATTTTTCATTTTCTTTTTGTCTCCGCTTGCGTAAGACTCTGTTAATTTACCTAAAATCTTGGTTTTAGTCGTTCCAATACTATTCATATTTAGTCGTTTAAAATGTCTTTTATTTTATTTTCTATCTCATAAATATTGCGTTGTGCCTTATCAAAATCAAATAAATCATTTACGCCAGGAATTTCCCCCAATTCTGCTAAAATTTTATTTTTTCTTGATTCACTTATCGGGGCCTCTTCTGCGCCAGCGGCTGGTGGGGCACCGCCCGCTTCGGGGGCAGCTGGTGCACCCATTTCGCCGCCGCCACCCATTGACGGCAGACCTCCGCCTAATCCGCCTGCTTCTTCAGCGCCAGCGGGGGGTGGTGGATTCTTCATAAGACTTGATCTTTCTTCTTCCGATATACCATATTTCTTATCAACCTCATCAAATACGCCAGTACGCTTAATAATGGTTTGGGTTTGTGTTAACTCATACCCAATTGCCCTTTCCAGTCTTTGTTGTTGTAAATCAAGTATAACTTCATTATTACTCATACCAAGAATATTTTTCTTAGCAAAAGTATGTGAAACTGGTAATATACCTATTTGGGATTGGTCAGATGTCGCGTCTTTGTATAGTAATATTTTTTCTTTCCACGATTCGATTCTTAATAAATCTGATTGAGCAGATGGGTTAGTAAGTGATAATGAGAAATTATTTAATTCATCTTCTAACCCCAAAATATATAAGTGAACTAATGCTATTTTATTTAATTCGTGAATTAATGATTTTTGGATTTTATTGATAGTTCTTGCGAAACGAATATCCATCAATGCTAATTCCTTACCATTACCCACGACTTCTTCAAATCCTAAAAACGCTTTAGGAATACGAAGAGCAGCCATAAGTTTCTTTTGTATATATTCAATATCAGCGATTTCACCTAAATTCTGAGCGCCTGGTAATGTTTCAATAGGGCTAGTTTGTGATAAATCACGAACAGGAATAAAATAATCTTGGTCAACCGCCATCTGATTATATCTCATATCAACTTGACCATTTCTTTGGTCAACTACCTGTTGCCTTTTGAATTTATTCGCAACTCTTTGTACATATGGTTCGATATCCTTATCTTCCATATTTCCCACAAATACTTTGAATACTCTTCTTTCTGGCGCTCTAGATATTCTATAAATCATCATCGCATCTTCAGATAATAAAAGTTGTTTCCAAATTCTTCTGATTTTATCTAACATCGATGTTCCATAAGGAAGTTTTCTATCGTCTCCTAAAATTCTAAAGTGGGCTATTTCCCAAGATTGGAACTCCATATCTTTATTTTTCCAAGAAAATCTTAACTCCCTTGTTGGTTTTTCCAAACTAACATTTGTTGCATTAGATGTGTTCGATGTAGCCCCCTCTATTCTTTCAATTTCAATATTCGGTAATTGTTGACACCCAACAACACCTTTTGTTGGGTCAATTTTCAAATAGACAAAATCATCACCATATTTACACATACCTCTACACCACATTTGTAGATTAGTGTCAATATCCAATACATTTTTAAATAAATCGGTTAATATTGCCTTTATTCTTTTTGATTCTGAATGTATAGTTAATATTTCACCCTTCTCAGACATTGTGGTTGATTCCTCGGCATATATATCTAATGCCGCTGACACCTCAGGTGTAAATTCCATACTTTCAAAGTCATAGTATGCTGACAACCTATTAGGCTCATAATAAACAGATTGATTATATAATGATTGGTCAATCTTTTTCCATCTATCTGCAATAAATGCCGATTGCTGAGCTTGTAATAGGGCTTTTTCGTAATCTTCTTTGCTATCAGTTTTTAAAAGTTCGTCCTTTGAGAAATTAAATGATGGTGGGTATTCGCCCGATTGCCCCATAAAACCAAAGGTTCGTGTTAACTTTTGAAAAACTGTTAATTCATTTTTATCTGCCATATCTATAAATACAAGTTATTTATTTATGCAATTTAAACTTTTTTAATAAAAAAATCAATGGTTATCAGGATATTGCCCCTTATCTGGGTTCAATCCACTAAATAACCAAGCATACTCTCTATATGCTTCTTTTCCAATATTCATCGGATTATTTTCGTGAAACAAAGTTTCATTAGATTGTGTTGACATAGAACCAATCGCGTCAAGTGAAGCGCCATAACTATAAAATGATTTATTCGCCTCATATGTTCTTTCAGATAATGCCCACGATTCCAACATCGCTTTACTTTGTGCTTCACTTCTTTTTAATTGTGTAAAACATATGTCACCAGCATACAAGGCTATTGCCATACTCATAATTGAATCATCGTGATAACCTTTCATATGGTCAGGTCTACCATTGATATAAACAAATGTATTTAACTCATTGACAAGTCGAAGTGAACGAACTAGAAATCCGTGCCTTAATTGTTCTTCAAAAGAAGCAACTATTTGTGTTCTTTTATTGTTAAAATTGATTCCTGGAATTTTTTCCATCATTTTCTGATCATATGACCAAATATCTTTTGTGTTGATTCCGTCTATATATAAATCCTTATAACCCAAATCTTGTAGTTTTCTGGATGTTGCAACACCCATACCACCCGTTATATCCACAACGATAAATGCGCTATAATATAACCCCCATTTATACGCAACTGCCGCCAAGTCGTCTGGTGGAATTTTCCCGATGTATTCTAATACTTGTTCTCTTTCATCAAAATCTATTATATTGATGGCGGAAAAATCTTCACTATCGCCACGACTAACATCGACGCCCATAATATAACGATGACCTTCAACTGGTTCTTTCCATTGCCACATTAATCCCGACATATATTTTTCGTTTGGGGTCTTTATCATTGTTTTTACGATGTTTTGGACGACATCACTTGGTATAACACCATCCCCCGAACTTAAAAAGTCACACTCCAACTCTTGAGCGATTTTTCTTTTATCATATTTCAATTTTTTGGCCATTATTTCAAACCATCCCGAAAATGGTTTATAACCATTAGCAATCATATCCTCATATTTCTCTCTGGGTACATCAAACATAAGAACTTCATCATCATTATATAATTCTCTGTTTAGCATATAATGAATAATATCATCAGTTTTAACCCAATGTAAATCTTTGGAGTAACGAGGGTCTAAATACCAAGTTAAATTTGTTATATGAAAATCATTAATACCACGAATAGCTTGGTCATATACAGTGTAATAGATTGGATCATATCCATTAGGTGTAGAAATCATAATAATTTTTCCACCCGTAGACAAAGACGCCATTGAAGCTGCCCAAAAATCTTCGCCAGCTTCGATATATGCCGCCTCATCAAAAATAAGAATAGTAGGTGTAAACCCACGAAGAGCATCTTTAGATGTTGCCACGGCTTTAACTTCACATCCATTCAATAATCTAAATCTACTTTCAGAATTCTTATCTGGGTCGAACCCCGGATGAATCCAATCAGGCCATTGAACAAGAAACGCTTTTATCTTGTTGGCCATTTCAATTGCAGTATCCCTTTTATTTGCAACTATAAGTATCTTTTCAGGATTATCATCGGATGCAGTAACCAGTTTTTTTGACACCCAAGCAGCAGTCACAGTTGTAACACCTGCTTGTCTATATTTCTTAGTAATATTTTCATTGTAATGCTCGTAGTCATATACAAGTTGTAACTGATCTTCAAATAATTCTAATGGTACGAATTTTTTTTGAGTATTATCATATGTTTCAAGATATGTTCGTAACGCATAGGGAGTATCGCCTATGATTCGTGCCATTTCTTTTAATTGTTCAATTTTTTGATTCATATATATAAATACCAAAAAAAGCGGCTATTTCTAACCGCTTTAATCATAATCAAGATATTTGAGTGTTTTTATTGGTTAAATTGCAATTTTATTCGTATTTTGTCTAATCCTTCCCTAAATCGTTCATACGGTTGTTCCCCAGCAAACAAATAATCTAGAATCGGAACAATGTTTTGCCTAATATCACCAAGTTTAGATAATATATTTTCTGTTGTTGGTTCTTCATTATATCTATTTATGTACATTTTTTTTGCCCATTCTTCATACTTTTTATCATTTTTGAAAACACCACCATGTTCTGACCAGTTATTATCCTGTTCAAATACGGTTTCACGCGATTCATTTAATGTAATTCCTAAATCTGCTAGGAAATTACCTAATTCTTCATCAGGTGTATCTACCGTTAATTCATCAAGTAATTTTCTAAATTCTGAATCTTCTTCTGTGACTTCTTCATTATCTAAATGTCTTGATAAATCATAATACATAGCATCTATAAGTTGTTTTCCTTTCGGTGAATTCCCAATAACTTCTTTCATTAAAATAAGAAATTCTTTTGATGGCAAATTGATGATATTTGTATAGATATAATATTGGAATATTATTTTATTTTCTTCTTCACGAATTGCTTCCGGAAATAATTTAACCAATCTTCGCCATATTGCGGGGCCAAGTCTTATGTCCCAAAGTTCATATTGTGTTTGGTCTTCAAGATCCATCGCTTGTGTTGTTTTTTCTGGATTCTCCGGATTCTTTTCTTTACCCAAA